GCGAGCCAACTAGCTCACTGACCGGTACCAGATTACTCAGAGATCTGGACTGTGCAGCCTCTGTGATTCCTTTGGAAGACGCCCTGGAATTGATACCTGGATCGAAGGTCGTCCAGGTGATGAGGCCATCCGGGACAACGACAACAGGCTGGTTTTTTGTCCTGCCAGAGGGACCGCCTCCAGATTCCAACAGATGTCCTCGCAACTGCTTTGATGATTATTATAAGATCTTGAAAGAGAATGCCCGTGTGAGAGAGCCGCAGGAGGATGAAAGAGGCTTAACACAGGATGAGGATGTCTGTTCAGGTTTTGATTTCTCTGGCTGCGTGACGACGAGATCTCCTTTAAATATCGTTAGGGATCCGACTTTGAGGCCTAATGGAGATCCTTTGGCGATTGTGGATCCACAAGGGCGAGTAGAATTACTTGGTGGCTAATGGCGATTCATAATTTCGATTTTGGTCAGAAGTTCTCTTCTATAGATAAGCTTCCTGATCATCGTAATGATGCTCAGAAGCAAAACTCCCTTCTATCTTCCTTTAACCATGATAGCCCAGATATCGCCTACGCAGAGAGATTAGCAGAGGAATTGATAAACCTCTCTGGCGGCTGGATCACTGTCTTCCAGAGAACGAGAAACCACGGGAATAAGGATGAGGTGTGGGAAGAGGACGCAGACCCGACCTACAAGGCTGCGAAGAGGCTAAAGGGGTACTTCACACCGGCACCGGCTGAGATTCAGTTGACCAGATGGGGTGTGGATACACCGACGCAGACTACAGTTCATTTTGCGCGTTCGTCTATCTATAAGGAATTCGGTAAGAGGATGGTCTCTGAGGGAGATATCTTGGTGGTGCCTCATAATACTTTGACGGCGGCGCAAGCACCGGATCTTAGGGAGGGCGTCCGGAATAGGATTGACAGGTTTAGGGTTATTAAGTCTTCGGATACTGGGAACTTTAAGTATCGTTGGTTATATTGGTCTTGTCTTGTCGAGAACATCACTGGTGATGAGACGATTGATATACCTTTCACGAATCAGTTCTCATAAGATATCAAAGATAAAATGAGAGATGATTGGATAATCCATGCCTGAAGTGAAGATACAAACAGCTGCTGAGATGTTCGGCCTGGGGCGTGAGGTTATCAGGCAGGCAAGGAATAGAATCTTGCAGGAAGTAGCCGCAGAGGCTAAGAAGAGGATCATAGAGGAGTCAAAGGGTGAATTGAAGCCAGTAGAGATTTTTGCGCCTGGTAAGGTGACGATTGGTGTGAAGATTACAGCGGCAGATCCGGAGGGTGAGAAGGCGCGGGAGATTGAGCGGGTTACGGAGTCTTTCCGTAAGACTTGGCTTTGGATTAGAGATAAGTCGAATGTGAACTCTCTAATGAATAGGAAGACTAAATAGTGCCTATCTATGATTTCGATTTTGCAAGGATGAGCCCAAAGGCCTGGACGGACCAGAGGTTCAGTCCGAAGGATGGCAAGGGCAGGCCAGAGAAGAGGCTTGCTATTGCTCAGAGGGCTGAAGTGGGTTATGAGGCGAAGCCAAAGGAGGATATTTGGTTTGAGCGACAGAATGTTGATATTGCACAAGAGGTACATGAGATACTTCCTCAGGGTTATCGGACGATGGATCGTGGCATGAAGAATTATTTTTCTGGGATGCCAGTGCCGACGAAGGATGGTTTAAGGTTGTTGCAGGTGAGGCTGAGTGGTGGTGATAAGCCTTATTTGATCTGGGCGCAGGATTTGAAGGTTGGCAGGGTGAAGCTGCCGGTGATGGCTATTCGTAGGGAGAATGATGAGCATTATCCTATGAAGTTTAGCCCTGCACATGGTCATTGGATGGCGAAGAGATATTTGGATTCGGAGTGCTCTCGTATCGCTCTCTCCTACAGGCCGGTCTCGGCTTTGATTGGTTATACTTTGTCTGTGTGGGCTGAGCACAAGAGGGATTTGGAGTACATTAATTATCAGTTGAGGAGAAGGTTCCATCCTGTTGCGGAGTTTATGGTGGAGGATGAGCATTTGCGCGGGAGTGTTTTTATTAAGTATAATGGGATGACTGTTGCGGTGGATGATGAGGTGCCAGCGGATCAGCGTTCCAATAAACGATACGATTATAATCTTCAAATTGAGGGTTGGATGCCTCTGCCTGAGAAGGTAGTCCCATCTATATTGGGACAAGTAACTAGTTTACGAGAAGGGGTGGGCCGGTTGAACACTGGCGAGCTTCTCGAAACATTCTCGGGGAAGAGCGATCTGCCGCTCGTACAGATTAAAAGGAGTTGATTTATGGCTAAGAAGGCAATTAAGCGTCCGTTAACTGTGAAGCAAATACAGGCAGCGAAAAAGAAGGAGGATGATAAGGGAGAGGTTGTAATCATGAATATCTCGGGACAACTGGTCCCTATCCACCAAAGGGCACCTAAAGGTGTGGATTTCTATTTTGGCGCTGAAGATATTCGGTTAAGACCAAATGAGAGACACACATTTAAGAAGAGCCGCCTCTGGATGAGCCAGATCGACAAGTTAAGAAAACAGAGGAAGATCCAGATTATATACGATAGCGAGGTGCAGTCAGTAAAGCCTAGATAGTTATCGGTCGGCGGAAAAGCAAATATAGGTATGATCATGGCAGATATTTTGCCAAAATATATAGGAGATTAACCAATGGCAGTCTTCCTTTCGCCAGGTGTTTTCCCAAGAGAAATTGATCTCAGCGCGATCCCGATAGCAACAGGGGCACTCGTACCAGCCTTCATTGGCACAGCGCAAAAGGGGCCGCTACAAGAGCCAACCTTCGTTGCCAACTCGCAGCAGTTTATCGACATCTTTGGCAACCCATTCCCAGAAAGCTTCCTTGGGTATGCCGTAATGGCGTACTTCGAGCAAGGAGGCCGAGCCTGGATCCTCAGGGTCGGAGTGGAATGCGAAGAAGGACAGGTCGACGCGCTAGCAGACATCTGCATCGACAACTCCGGTGGAAGGGCAGAAGGATGGGGTAGAATAGCCATATTCTCCGGAATTGACTACGGGAAAATCTGCACCAGAGAAATAAGCGAAGAAGCGCCATTGAACTTCCATATAGCACTCGTATCCGACATAGACTACAACGATATCGACGTCTCCGAAACAGAAGGCCCAACCAGTGCAACACTAACCTTCGCCGACGTCAACGGTTACACCGGCTCGATAGACGACTCCTACACCATGCTCATCACCAGTGACCCATCCACCACGGGCGGATCGGTCCTTGACGGAGCCACCTTCGAAATAACCAGAAACTCTGACGGAATCACCGTTCTGGTCGATACCCTGACAGAAAGCAGCACGCCCGGTGTCTCCGAGCCAATCGATGCCGGTGACGGACTCGTATTCTCCGTAGTAGTAACCGGCTCCGTACCAATCGCAGCCAACGACACCTTCACCTTCGTGGTCCGACCCGACAACAGAGTATTCTCCTTCAATGTCGACCAGCAAACCGCAGGTTCGGTAGTCGAATACACGCTCGCCGATGGAGCCAGCTACGATAACGCCACCGACTTCGCAGATGCCGTCAACGCCCTCGTACCAAGCGGCGAACCCTACTCAGCAATCGCACAGGAAGACGGCACCGTCTGCTTCACCACGGATAGCGCTGGCGAAAGCATCCAACTGGTTTCCACAGAAGCATTCGCACTAGAAGTGGGCCAGACACTCTACGCCTTCGACATCCCAAGAAGTTACCTCGTCAGCACGGACGCTGGTCCCTACAACATCACATCCGACAACAACAGGATCAACATCCAGGTAATCGCAGAGGAAGAGACGACAGAGATCGAATTCACGATCCCAGTCGGACTGGACCAAACAGCAGCGCAGGTCGCCAGTTCCCTCCATCTTGGAGGAATCTCCGGTGGAGAAAGGTACTTCCGAGCCTACGCAATGACGATCCCTGGCGGAGAAGACCAGGTCTTCATCGAGACGGAGACCGACCACAGATTCTCCCAGTTGAAATTGCAGGCAGACGCCTCGCACTTCAAGACCCTCAGGTTCTCGGAAGAGTTGAGCATTCTCTACCCATACACGAGGCCCTACCAGCCATTCAGTGACTCCAGGGTATACCTGCCAGATGCCGGTACTCTGGATCCCTCAACTCCCCTTTCCTGTGAAGCAGACCCATTCAGTGATGAATGTGCCTCTGACTCGGCCTACTTTGCCAACGTCGTTGGCTGGATTGTAGCGAAGAGCCCAGGCACCTGGATCGATGATTACCAACTGACACTCAGTGTTGCCGTGAATCAGGGTGGCGGTGAGGACGTCGCTGGCCGCTACAGCATCCTGCTAGAGGACAGCAACAACGTCACCGTAGAGTTCGTTGAGGACGTCTCGTTCGACTCTTCGGCAGAACGATATATCGGCAACGTCATCAATGAGGGTTCCGAATTCGGTGGTCCGAATGGAAATAGCTGGATCCAGTGGATCCCGAGACCGGCCTTCCTGAGCAACGACCCAGTAAATGATCCAGACAACTACGAGGTAAGAAACCCTGGCTCGTTCAGCAGGCAGACCTTCACGGGCGGAGCCAATGGTATTCCAACCGATCCTGCCTACTCCTCAGAGCTGGACAGGGCGATCATTGGCAATCCGAACCTTGGTTCCGGAATCTTCGCATTCCAGAACCCAGAGGTCTTTGACATCTCGCTTCTGGTCATTCCAGGCGTCAGCTCTGGTGCGGTCATTGGCCAGGGTCTGAGGATGTGTGAGGCACGCGGTGATTGTCTCTACATTGTGGACCCACCGTTTGGCCTGAGTGCCCAGCAGGTGGTTGATTGGCATAATGGCATCCTGTACAGTGATCTGGCACAGGCGATAAACTCGAGTTACGGTGCTCTCTACCACCCGTGGCTGAAGATCTTCGACCAGTTCAATGGTGATACGATCTTTGTCCCGCCGAGTGGTCATGTTGGTTCTGTCTACGCCAGGACCGAGAGGGTGTCGGAGATGTGGTTTGCGCCTGCTGGTGTGAATCGCGGTCGGCTGTTGACGCCGCTTGACACGGAGACGGATCACAGGCAGGGTGAGCGGGATCTGATGTACGGTCTGGGCAATGCTGTCAACCCGATTGTGAACTTCCCGCAGGAAGGGATCACGGTCTGGGGTCAGCGGACGCTCCAGAGAAGGGCTTCGGCCCTGGACCGCGTGAATGTCAGGATGCTACTGACTTATGTCAAGAAGAATGGCATCAGTCTGCTGCGGCAGTTTGTTTTCGAGCCAAATGACCGGATCACGAGAGCACGTGTGGTCAATGTCAGCAATCCGTTCCTTGCGGATATTGCGGCTAGGCGTGGCTTGACTGGCTTCGCGGTGATTTGTGATGAGCGCAACAACACGCCAGAGAGAATCGACCGCAATGAGCTGCATGTGGCTTGGTTCTTAAAGCCGACACGAGCTGCTGAGTTCATTCAGCTGAATCTGGTCATCCTGAGGACCGAGACTGCGTTCAGCGCTGAGGAGGTTCTGCAGGCTGGTGGTGTTGTTCTGAGCGGAACGTAAGATTAGACAGTTCCCACCGGAATGAGAAGGGGCCGCAAGGCCCCTTTTCTGTATCTGAACAAGATGTCAAAGTCGCCCTACGTGGTAGACAAAGAGTATCGTGAACTCCAAAAGTTTCATTGGGACCCCTCGAGACTGATACCAATGCCCCAACCCAAAGAGATTCCCTATAGACTCCATGACGTAAAGAAGACAGAAACATCAGAACAACGCATCCTAAGAATGCTTCACCAACTAAGAAGAACATGCCTCGCCTGTTCCATGTGTAGGCTTGGCAGACAAATGTGTACGGAACAAGGATTCACCTACGACCCCCACGTCCTCAGCAACATGAAAGTCAGCCGTTACATGGTCGTTGGTCAGAATCCGGGGCACAACGAGTGTCTCAAAGGAGAGCCATTTATTGGGGATGCTGGTAAGTATTTCGATAAATGTTTAGAGGAAGGAGGGCTGACGAGAGACAAGTTCTATATTTGTAATGCGGTTCGCTGTCATACTCTGGGGAATGAGAAGCCGAATGCAGAGCAGATGGACAGGTGCGAACCCTTCCTGAGGATGGAAATTGGTCTGCTGAGACCGAAGTTCGTAGTTACGCTCGGTGCTGTTGCTTTCTCCGTGTTCTGTCCTGATAAGAATCTGACGCCTAATCTTGGCAATATTGTTAAATCAGAGAAGTTTGATGTGGAGGTATATCCGATCTATCATCCTTCTCCTCGTAATATGAATCTTAAGGAGAGGAAGGAGAAGTTTGAACTGCACATAAGCAATCTGTGTAATCTTATCAGTGTCCTGGACGAGTGTTGTGCTTGGTGCGGTAAGGTCCATGTTGGTGGCCCTGAGAATTGCAAATCGTAGTTAGTAATAACTTCAAACACAAGTAAATTACCCCCCACATGTGATTTCTCTTTTGTGCGATAGCACGGACAAATAATTCATCTATTTATATTAATAAATCATTTCTCAACCTATAAAATTACCATGGAGGTATAAGAAATGCTGAAGACTATTAAAATTGTTCTCACAGCTGCAGATCTCAATTCATTAATTTCAGAAGGTTTCATAGCCAAGCTTGGTCTGTTGCAGGATATACAGATTGAGATTAGGGATTACAAAGCGAGTGATTTTGAGGAACTAGATGCGATCAGGGAGACTCTTGAGAACATTCTAGATTCCATGAATGTGGAGCAGTTCGAGAAATACAAGGAAGGGCCGACTGATGAAGAATTATGATGACCTTGAGATCGTGGAAGATGAAGAACTACAAAAGGAAGTCAACAAGATTAGCAAGAGGATGAAAAAGAAGAAAGTATTCAGCAACTTCAGCATCTACTTCTTAGTGCTATTATCCTGCGCATTATCCGCTTTAGCAATCCGTAAATCTTTCGAACCGCGTATAAATTATCATGGCAACGTTACAATGGTGACACCGACACCACAGAAGACTTATTTCAAAGTGCCTGATGAGATGCTGAAGTCTGTAATCAAGATTCAGATATTGGACAATGGGAATTTTGGGTCGGGCGTGATTATAGGCAAAAATTTCATCCTAACCTCGGCCCACTTGATTACGGAAGTTATAGATGGTCCTCCTGTTGTAATGATCAAGAGGAAATCAGGTAAGGATGAGATTCGTGGCGATATCTGGACGGAGGTTTATGTCTCGCGTATCGATTCTGGGAGTGATTTGGCGTTGTTATATAGTCCTGCTGATCTAAAATTTAAGCCTGCTACGGTTGCTACGGAGGATGAGGTGGAGATAGGTGAGGAATTAATTATTATTGGTGGCCCTTGGGGAGGATCGATAACTACTAGCAAGAGAGGACTTCTTTCGGATAAGGAGACTCGTCACCGGAGTACTCCGAGATTCATGTGGCAGACGGATGCCGGTACTTTCCCGGGCAGTTCTGGAGGGCCTGTATTTTCCGTTAAGACCGGTAAGATTATCGGTATCGTTTCCTCGATACCTGCCCATCCTAATTTCGGTCCCTCTCAGAATGTAACCTATTTCGTCCCCTGGGATAAGATATCTGATTTTGTGGGTCCTCAACCAGAACCAGAGTAGTCATTCTGGACTCAAAAATAAATGGGATCAGATAGGAGATTAGATATGCCTGGATTCACTGTTGGTGGACGAGGTGGTGGTCCGAACCATATGATCGAGACCAGACGTAAACACCGCTGGATATTTCGAACATTAGGACAAGCCAGTTTGGGTGACTTCGACCCACCGGTTCTACTAATTCTAAAAGAGGCAAGTAGACCACAGCCAACCATCGAAGAGCCAGAGATGCACCACAACCAGGAAAAAGCTTACTTCGCAGGTAAGCACTCTTGGGAACCGTGCAAAATGGTGTGGTATGATGGGGAACAGAGCCCCGACGTATCGGAAGAGATGTGGAAATGGCTAAATGGCGTTATAGAAATTCATGGCGCAAACCTTCCAGTTGAAGTACCTGGCCAATACAAGAAAGAAGGCACTCTCGCGATGCTCAGGGGAGATGGCGACGACTCTGAGACCTGGAGAATGTACGGTTGCTGGCCACAGACGATCAATTGGAACAATCTGGACTATATGGATACGGAAATTCAGACTATCGAAGTCACGATGAGGTTTGACCGCGCAGTTAGGGAATAGGTGGGACGGTGAGGACAAGTGGTAGATAAAAGCCGCCGTGTGGCGGCTTTTATTTTATGGGGATAGAAATGCCAGGTTTCATGATAAGTGGCAAAGGTGGTGGACCTAGTCATGCACCAGC